CGGAAGACATTTTCGAATGGCTGGCTAGCTTCGAAATCGGAGCGATCACAGGCACATATGGCACAATCATGAAAATGTGGGAGGATAATCTGCATCAGACATCGACATCAAAAAAAAAGACCGTAGGTCAGTGAGAAAGATCAATACCGCACTGTTCATGCTTAGATGCGTGCAGTGCGGTATTTCCATATCTGACCTGGACGATCTGACTATCGGGATGGTAAATGACATGTTCGTCGAATTAAAAAACGACGACTACAAATACCCACTGATAGCCACGCAGGCAGATATAGACGCGCTATAGGAAGGAGGAGCAATGGCATCGAGAATCAAAGGGATCACCATCGAGATAGATGGAAAAACCAAACCGCTCGAAAGCGCCCTAAAACATGTAAACAGCGATCTAAGCAAAACACAGTCCTCTTTGCGCGACGTGGAAAGGTTGTTGAAGCTTGATCCGGGAAACACTGATCTGCTGGCACAAAAGCAACGACTCTTACAGGATGCCATAGACGGCACCGAGAAAAAACTGTCAAGCCTGAAAGAAGCACAAGCCCAGGCGAAGCAGCAGCTTGAGGCTGGCACACTTGGCCAGGAAAAGTATGACGCTCTGCAGCGAGAAATCGTTGCGACGGAAAAACAGCTGGACAGTTTTAAGAGCAAGGCATCAGAAACTAGCGCGGCGCTGAAGAGTTCGTCGAGTGGACTGGATTCGTTCGCATCGGCTGCCGACTCGCTATCCGGAAAGATATCCGGAGTCAGCAAAGCGGCGGGAGGACTTGCCGCAGGAGCGGCTGCAGCTGTACCAGCCACCCAGGAACTGCGCCGGGATCTATCGTTTTTGTACCAGAACGCCAGAGACGCAGGCGTAGGGATCGGAGAAACGGAGAAAGCATTCAAGACATTCAATGCCGTTTCCGGTGAGACCGATTCATCCGTTGAAGCGGTCTCCAACCTGCTGCAAGCAGGTTTCACAACATCGAATCTGCAGATCGCAGTTGAAGGACTGGCAGGAGCTGCATCCAGGTTTCCGGACACGTTAAAAATCGAAGGACTGGCTGATGGTTTGCAGGAGACCCTGGCAACGGGAAAAGCCGTGGGACCGTTTGGCGAACTGCTCGACCGTCTGGGGATCGGGGCGGACAATTTCTCAAACGGACTGGCAAACTGCACGACTGAAGCGGAAAAACAGAACTACGCACTCCAGACCATGGCAAAAGCCGGGCTCATGGATTCATACAAGGGCTGGCGCGACAACAACGAAGCATTGGCAGAGTACGAAGATTCCACGTTGGAAATGCAAATGGCACTGGGCGATCTAGCGGAAGCAATTTCGCCGATTGTGACGGGGCTGGCGAAACTGGCGACCGCCGGGCTGGAAGCGTTCAACGGACTGCCGAAGCCGATGCAAGCCGTTGCTGGCGGACTGGTAGGGATCACTGCCGCCGCAGGTCCGACGATCTCGGCCGCCGGGAAAGTGGCCGGAGGGATCAGCAAATTAAAAACTGCAGCCGAAGAAGGTTCGACCGCAGCCAAAGCATTGACAAGAGCAGGAAAAGGCGTCGCATCGGCGCTGTCGGTCATTCCGGCACCTGCCGCAGCCGCAGCCGCAGCCGCCGTCGTTGTTGGCGGTGCGATCTATTCGGCATATGAAAGCACGCACAAGTATACCAATGCCGCCAAAGAGATGAGCGAGGCAAACGCCGAAAGCGTTTCATCGATAAACAGTCAGGCAGAAACGGCACAGTTTTACGCCCAACAGCTGGACACGTTAAGCCAAAAAGAAAATAAGACAGCGCAGGACAAGCAGCTGATCCAGGCGTACGTGGACAAACTGAACGGATCCGTGGAAGGTCTGGGGCTGTCATATGACGCTGAGACCGACAAACTGAATCAGTCCACCGATGCGGTCTACAAAAAGATCGACGCAATGAAACAGGAAGCACTGCAGAGCGCATACCTGGAACATTCGAAAAAAGCACTGGAGTCCTACACGGAAAGCCAGATCAAAATGGCGGAAGCACAAGAGAGAGTCAAGACGGCACAGGAAGCATACGACAAAGCAGCCGAATCCGGCTACGTGAGTCAGCAGCTATCCACAGATCTGGCGCAGGCAAAGGCGGAGTACAACGATCTAAAATCCGCCACATCGACGTACTGGACGGAGTATTTGAAGCAATCGAATGCCGCAGCCATGGCATCCGGCCAGTGGGACAAACTAGCAAGCGAAGCAAAGTCGGCCGGGATCAAAATTCCGGAGAGCCTGACGCAGGGCATCAAGTCCGGGCAGTATGCGATCCCGACTACGGTGGAAGAACTGAAAGCACTGATCCAGTTCGATGACATGGTAAATCGCGCCGGAGTTTCCGGAACAAAAACAGCGAAAGAACTGTCGGCGAAGCTGGCAGCCGGACAGATCGACGCCCAGACTGCAGCGCAAATGCTGTCGTCTGCAATCGACAACGGACTGGGAGCAGAAGTTCCGAAAGCCGGAACAAAGGGCAGCTCGACCGGAAAGGCATTCGCATCCGGAGCAAAGGGGACGAGCGGACAGGCTAGATCTGCCGGTACATCCCTGGGACAGGCCGCACAAAGCGGAGCCGGAAGCGTTTCGCTGTATAGCACAGGGTACAATATCGGAGCAGGGCTGGCGCACGGGATGCGAAATGCGCTGACTGTTGTCAGAAGTGCCGCACATGCACTGGCGTCGGCAGCAGACGAAGCGATCCGCAAGAAGCAAGAAGTGGCATCGCCGTCCAGACTGCAGATGCGAAATGGTCAATACATCGCCGAAGGTCTCGCCGTCGGTATGCTAAACAGGCGCGCCATGGTGCGAACGGCAGCCACAGAACTGGCCGGCGCAGCTGACGCGGGCATTGACGCAGGATTCAATCCGAATGTAACCGCACAAAGATCTTTGCAGGCCACGACATCCGCAAAAGCCACAAAATTTGATTATAACCAGCTGGCACAGATCGTAAAGTCTGCCGCATCCGGGATCACGTTCACCATCGTGATGGACCAGCGAGAACTGGGTCGCGGACTGCGGGGAATGGGGGTGCAATTCGCGTGAAGCAATTAAAATATGTGAATTCACAAAATGAAACGATCGATTTCCGGTCGTTCGAGACCCAGATCTTCGAGGGGAATTTCCATACATATGAATGGAAATACGAGTGCACATCCCAGGACTACGGCGTGGACATCGAAGAGTACACGAAGGACCCGCTAGAACTGAACATGATCGTAGCGGCAAGATCTGCAGACCGTGCGCAGCAGCTGAATCGAATCCTGGAAATCACCGAATACGACATCGTGAATAAGGCTAGAGGCAAGCTGTACTGGGGAGATTACTATATCCAGTGCAACATCATCTCGGCGACCACAACGCCAAGCGAAGATTTTTTCGGAGCGCAGCGCGAGATGAAAATCGTAGCACCGAGAGCCTTTTGGATCAAAGAGGCGTTCCGGCAGTTTTTCGCGGGCGGATCCGAGACGGAGGAAGGCGGGCTGAACTACCCGTATGACTACCCCTACAATTACGCCGGAAGATCTAAGGGAGCCGCCAGGTGGAGCACCGGGCATTTTGCACCGTCTGAATTTAAACTGACCATATACGGTCCCTGCGTGAATCCGCGAATCAATATCGCAGGACATCCGTACCAGATCCTGGACACGGTAGAAACTGGCGAATACGCCACGATCAACTCGCGAGATCTGACCATCACAAAAAACAGAAGCAACGGCACTGTCGGAAACATCTGGGACAAACAGGCAAAAGAAAATTCTGTGTTCCAAAAAATACCCGGCGGAACCATAGACATCGGATGGAACGGAAATTTCGGATTCGACCTGACGCTATACCAGGAAAGGAGTGAGCCGGCATGGTGATCGTAACTGATTCGTTCGGAAACGAACTGGGTCCGGTGCGGAATCTGAAAAAGCTGGATGTAGATCTGAACGAGACGCAAGATTTCGAGTTGACCATCCCGGCAGGCGCATGGGATCCGCAGCTGTTTGCGGATGAAAATCGGATTTTCGTGACAGGCGAAGAATTTGGCGGGATCATCGGCGGCAAAAAGACGGATACGTCAGACGGGACGATCATCCTGAAAGGCAGAAGCTGGCGCGGGATTTTGAGCAAAAAGATCATCGAGCCACCAGCCGGAGAAGACTACAAAATCGTTTCCGGCGAACTGAACTACATTCTACGCACGCTGATCACAGCTGCAGGGCTGGGGAAACTGATCGCAGTTCCGGAAGGATCTACGGAAACGACCGTCACGAATTTTCAGTTTGATCGGTACATCACTCTGCTGGAAGGCATCGACAAACTGCTGGCATCAAAAAATTACCGCTTGCAGATCGACTACATCCGCCAGGAGCTGGCACCGGGATACGTGCAGATGCAAGCCGTACCTGTGACGGACTACTCCGATCAAGTGGAACTGTCGCAGAACAATCGCTTGCAGTTTACATTCGAGGAGACGAAAAACGGAGTGAACCACCTGATCTGTTTGGGAAAGGGCGAGCTAAAGGATCGCGTAGTGCTGCATCTTTACATCCAAAAAAACGGCACTGTCGGGACGACAAAGTACTACACCGGACTGCAGGAAGTAGTCGATGTGTATGATTTTTCATCTGCTGAATCCGAAGAACTGACCGAAAAAGGAACAGAGAAGCTGCTGGAACTGGCAAATCAAAAACAGTTCGCGATGGACATCACGAAGACAGACATCAACATGCAGGTTGGGGACATCATCGGCGGCAGAGACTACATCACCGGAATGAGCATCAAAAAACCGATAATAAACAAAATCTATACACTGCAGAACGGAAGAGCCGGGATCGAGTACCGGCTGAAAGGAGATGATTGAGTGAAAATCGTATTTTCGGACCTGTCGGAGCTGACCATCCAGCAGATCACGAGTGAAGCGGAAGGCTATCTGACGATCAAAACGATCAGCGCTGCGCCGGAAGATCTTCGGGCGATGTTTTCTGACAACGTAAAAACCCGGAGCATGACGGTGAAAGGTGACGACGGCGAGACCATTGCCACGTACGACGGCTACACAGAATTCTACAGAACAGAAGAATACACCGGCAAGATCTACGGCGTCACGAACTACAAACCGGATCGCACACCGGAAGCGCAGGAGGAGATCATAGCAGCGTCGCTGCAGGTGGCAAAGATCCAGGCGCAGACGCTGGACGACGAAGATGCCATGACAGTGCAGTCGCTGTACCCGGAATGGTCGCCAGATTCCGTGACATACCCAAAAGATTACAAAGTCAATAGAAACGGCACACTTTACAAGTGCCTGCAGGCGCACACGTCACAGGCATCTTGGGCGCCGGAAGATGCGCCGAGCTTGTGGGCGAAAGTGTTAAATCCGGATCCGGAAGTCATCCCGGACTGGGAACAGCCTGGGAGCACTAACGGATACGCCAAGGGCGACAAAGTAAAGCGCAGCGGAAAGACGTGGGAGTCCCAAGTCGATAACAACGTATGGGAGCCGGGAGTAGTAGGCACCGAGGCACTGTGGAAGGAGGTTAGCGCATGATTTCAATAACAAATGCAGCAAAGCAGCCCCACATCACGCCGCTCCAGGATTCCATGTGGCACCGGGGGATGGCGGGAATAGATTCCTGCGTGTTCAACTTTTTTGAGAATTTCGCCGCCGAGGTGAGTTCCAACAATTCTGTAAAAATACGTTCTGGGATCGGCATGATTCAGGGGCGGTATTTTTGCGTAGAGCCAAGCACGTACGACGAAGTGACTATCGCAAACGGCACCCAAGGCGAGAAGCGAAAAGACCTGATTGTCTGCCGCTGGACGGTGAATGAAGAGCAAAAAGTCCAGAGCGGAGACTGGGTCGTGATCCAGGGCACCCCGACGACCGGCACACCTGTCGCACCATCCTATACTGCCGGAGACCTGGACGCCGGAGATCTGATCGCCGATATGCCGTTCTACGAGGTGACCCTAGACGGGATTAACGTGACCGGGGTGGCGCAGAAATTCACCAGCCTTGGCGGGATAAAAAAAGTGATGAACATTCCAAGCAATGCGTTAAAATTTCTGACTGGAAACGGAAATGGTGACACACCAACTAATTGGGGAAAAGCAGGCCCCGGGATGACGTACATCAGCACGGAAGGCATACTGACAAATCAGCCTATGAAATACGGATGGCTGATGAACTACACAGCAGGCGGCTCCGTCGTGGCGCAACAATTCGTTGGTCTTGACGGAAACAGCCCGGTATGGTATCGGTCCGGAAATTCCAGCGGATGGTATCCGGGATCAAATGGCTGGATCAGAAGTCAGGACAACAACTGGGGCGCAGGCGGCCTGTGTGTACTCCAGCTGACAAGCAATACGGGAACGTGGAGCACGTCAGGCGGTACGGTGACGCCTGTAAAAATCGCATATCAATCAGGAGGGATTCTGAAAGATAATGGTGATTCTACGTTCACAACAAAAAAAGCCTGCAAGGTCAAAGTATCGGGGAGCATGATAATTCTCCCAACTGATTCTAACGCGTGGTGTGCGCTACGCTGTGAGCTGCGAAAAGGAGGCACACAGTTAGCGATAGCATCTAGTGCTAACTATGCCGGTAACACTGACATAGTCCCATTTTCGGAAAATATAGTCAACCTTTCGGCCGGCGATACAATACGCTTGCACGCCTACGCAACTGAGTCCAATAAATTACGGCTAGGAGCGCCCACGACGGTATCGCTGCAAATTCTATAATAGAAAGTAAAAGGAGCAAATCATGATCAATTTAAACGAAATCATCACACAGATCCCGGTCAACAGCTACGTGATCGTAGGCTGTTTGATTCTGGGATACATCATCAAGAAATGGCTGCCGACCGATAACCGGATCATTCCGACGGTGCTGCCGATCATAGGCGCGTTCGCAGAGGCGTGCCTGGAAGGACCGGCGATCACGGCGATCATTGGCGGCGCGCTGGGTGGCTGCATCGCAGTCGGTCTGCACCAGGCGTTTAAGCAAATGATCGAAGGCAAAGATCTGGCCGCCACAAACGGCGACGGATCCGCAGCCGAAGAGTACGAAAGCGAGGTGGATGAGAAGTGAGCACAGCAAGCACATTAGCGATCATCTTCGGGGGTGCACCCTACCGGAAGACGTCCGGGTATGGCTACCGGATCCATCCGAGAACAAAAAAGAAAAAATTCCATTACGGCGTAGACTACGGGTGCGGGAAGGTAGCCGTTCACGCTATCGAATCAGGCGTGGTTTATAAACGCGGCCGGGACAGCTCGGCTGGAAATTACGTATACGTAAAATATCCGCGCCTGGGCGTAGCCGTTGCATATTTCCATCTGAACAGCATAGCTGTTAGGCAGGGACAGAGCGTCAGCAAAGGAACCAAAGTCGGCGTAGCCGGAACCACCGGATCCAGCACTGGCGTGCACCTGCACATTGGCGTCCGCAACCTGTCCACCTGGAAATGGCAGAATCCGGAGACATGGCTGGCAAATTATAAACCGGCCGGATCTACTAGTTCGTCCGGCTACCGTGTGGGCAGCACCTACACGCTAAAAGCAAACATGAAAGTTCGCACGGGTCCGGGAACTGGATATCGCCAGAAAAAGCGGAGCCAGCTGACAATTGGCGGCAAAGCGCATGCGTTAAATCAGACATATGCCGTTTTGAAATCTGGAACGCGCGTGACCTGCCAGAGGGTAGTTACATCCGGATCCAGCATATGGCTGCAGATCCCGTCCGGATACGTGTGCGCCGTGCAGAACGGCAGAAAGTACATCGGATAGCAGGAGGGCGCCATGGGAATCACAGAAACGATACTAACAATCAGCAGCGTGATCGTCGCAGTGGGCGGCGCTGCCGTCTACATCGCCAAAGCAATCGGAGCAGCAATGAAGCCAACGAACGAACTAAAAAAAGAAATGGAAGAGCACACAAAGTACCTAGAAAACGACGAGCGGCGCCTGGATGAGCACGATCAAATATTGAGAGAGATCAAAGAAGATCAGAAAATGATGCTGAAAAGCCTGCATCTGCTGCTGACCCACGCCGAGACTGGGAACAACACCGGAGAAGTGAAAAAAGGCAAGGAAGAGCTGGAACAGTACATTTTCAAAAAATAGGAGAAAACCATGACAGACCACATCGAGGCACGCAGGAAACTGCAGCAGATATGTGGGGTGCAAGAGTTCGAGCAAATTTTGCAAAAGTGCATACTAACAGAGGAAGAAAAAACGATCCTGAGACTGCACTATCTGGAGGGAAAAAATCTAGCCTACATCGGCGACGTGCTGGGCTGGTCAGAATCGACCGTCAAGTCCAAGCACCGAAAGATTCTCAAAAAACTAAATCACTTTTTATAAACTTTAAGCGACCTTTTCGTGAACAACGAGGGTCGCTTTTTTATTTACACTAAACATAGGAAAGGGGTGTAAATAAATGTTCCAAAATCCATATTATCCACCATACCAGCCGCCAGCACAGCGGCTGCAGCAGTACGAACAGTTCCGCAATCCGCAGAACGTGCTGAAATGCATGGCAGTCACATCTATCGACGAAGCCCAGGGGACGATGATCGACCTGGACGGATCCGTCACCGTCTTCGCAGATTTATCAAATGGAAAAATCTACACAAAACAAATAGGAATGGACGGCAAGGCGATACTGAATACATACGAACTGCAAAGACCTAAGCCTCCGGCCGCCGATGCGACCGAGGAACGGTTCCAGAGAATTGAAAACGCTATCGTGGCGCTGAAAGGAGAGATCGACAATGTTAAATCCAGTGCAAATGATGCAGGTGTTCGGCCAGCTAAAGGGCGCACAAAATCCAATGCAAATGATGCAGCAAATGTTTAGCGGTGATCCTACGTTCACTCGCGCCATGCAGATGGCGCGGGGAAAAAGTCCGCAGCAGATCGAACAGATCGTGCGGAATCTGTGTCAGGAACGCGGGATAGATTTTGAACAGTTCAAACAGAATTTCGGCCAATTTGGCATGAAATAAATATTAAAGAAAGGGGGATACGATCATGGGAATGGAACAGATGAGCCCAGCGGCACAGCCGGTTTACACTGTTGGCGGAAACGACAATGATGGATTCGGCGGCGGTGCATGGATGTGGGCAATGATGCTCTTCTTCCTGCTCGCCTGGGGCGGCGGTGGCGGATTCGGATTCGGAAATCAGGCGGCCGCACAGGGCGCGCTGACCAGGGCGGATCTGTGTAGTGAATTCAACTTCAATAATCTGAACCGGTCCGTACTGGGGATCCAGAACGGATTGTGCGACGGATTCTATGCGATGAATTCCGAAATGCTGAACGGATTTTCCGGACAGACTGCACAGATGCAGCAGGGCTTTTTCGGAACCGAAAGAGCAATAGCAGAAAACCGTTTTGCACAGCAGAACTGCTGCTGCGAAACAAACCGGAACATCGACGCGGTCAGATACGAAAATTCGCAGCAGACATGCGAGATCGCCAACGCGATCCACGCAGAAGGCGAAGCGACCAGAGCACTGATCAATGCCAATGTAATGCAGGATCTGCGGGATCGTCTGCAGGACGAAAAACTGGCAAACAGCCAGTGCGCGCAGAACGCATACCTGATCAATCAGCTGCAGCCTGTTGCCAAACCGGCATACATCACCTGCAGCCCATACGCTGCAAGCAGCGGATGCTGTGGCGGCTACTAGTGTATGGCTACACCCCAAAAGAGCGGTGGCATGCCGCTCTTTTTTCGTAGAAAGGAAAAAGAAAATGAATAATATTTACAAAAAGAGCACGCTGCAGGCGTGGAACCTGTCTACCCAGGCAGCTGCAGTAAATGACGTTTTAAAATTTAACAATTCGCAGAAAACCGGATGCGCCGTGGAATTTGCAAACGGCACCGGATCCGTGACGATCCGAAAGCCGGGGCTGTATCAGATAGCGTTTAACGGCATCGCCGTCGAGAGCGGCACCGCGGGAGACGTGGCAGTACAGCTGCAAAAAAACGGCGCAGACGTGCCCGGAGCTATCGCCCAGGCGACGAGTGCCAATGCTACCGCAGTAGTAAATCCGGCATTCGAAACGATCGTCGAAGTGCCGCAGTCCTGCGCATGCGTAAATAACACCGCAGTCCTGACGGTAAAAAATATCGGCGTCGCTGCGAATTTTGCAAACGCGAACCTGTCTGTCGTGAAACTGTGCTAGGTGGCCGTCATGGATTTGCGAGAAATATCCGACGCTGTATATGCAGGAAAAAGCGTTGAAAAAAAACAGGCGATGGATCTGGTCTACTATGAAATGGCGGATTTTTTAAAAGACAATTTCCCGGAAAAGTACCGAGAATACGTCAAAAAAGCCGAGCAGGTAGCCTACCAGATCGAACCGGAAGAAGCTGTCCGGATCGTACAGGGCATGATCCCGTATGGGCAGCGCTGGAGCCGGGAAGACATCGCCGAATACCTGCAGGAAAAAGGAATCAACGATCATGTAACAGACTACTACCTGGTGATGAACATGATGGTGAACGACTACAGCCGCACCGCCAAGATCATCGGACAGGACGATGCAGAATTCTACTTCAATTTGGCATACGACTTCATAAATGATGAAGACGCCAAGCCGGACAAAATCGCCAAGTACTTCATGTACTGAAAAAAATACAAAGAAAATGTTCAAAAGGTATGTACAAAGTACATACCTTTTGATATAATATAATCAAGATAAAGATAAGGAACACGGAGGACGAAACGATGAGAAACTACGGAGCGAACAAAGCAACAGAATTCACAAAGAAGCAGATCGGAGTGATCTACAGAATGGCAAAAAACGGAGAATTAAAAGTAGAAAAATGGGTGATCTCAGATTTCTACGATCTGGCAGACTACTACGGAGATGACGACAACGGAAGCGTAGAAGCATCCGAAAGAAAGATCAAAAAGATTCTGGATGCTGTGTTTGAAAAAAACATCGAAAAAGCCCAGGAACTCATCGACGACTACACAGAAAAAACGTTCTGGCTTTTATCGAAAAAAAGCCAGAAAAACGCCGACAGAACGATCCTGTAAAAGAAAGGAGAAAAAAGTGGAGAACAGAACTGCAAGAATAAATGTGAAAGTACGGCCGTCATGGAAGGCGGCCGCAGAAACAAGAGCGGAAGAGCTGGGCTACAGCCTTTCGAGATATATTGAGATGGTGGTAAAAAAAGAAATGGAGGATCACATGAGAACAGGTGAAGAAAAAAGGTTTGTATTTGAGGAATACCGCGAAAAATGGGGAAACGGAGATGTAAAGATCTTTCCTCGAAACACTACAGAAGAAAAGGCGACCAAGATGGTGATGGATGAATGGAATCGTTTAATTCGCGCCGATCAGCAGAGCTATTTGAATGATGCGCTGGGGGTGTTTCGACTGTTCGAAATCGAGATCACGCCAGAAGAGGCGGAGATGTGGGAAGATGGCGAAGACATAGGAGGGGCGCTGACAGAATTTGAAACACGCGAAATCTGGAGTGCAATATAGGCAAAAAACGAAAAAGCCCCATGGTAGTCGGGGCTTTTTCGCTCTTTATTTACCTGTAGTTCCGTTGTCAAATGTTTACAACATTCTGGAACAGTTTCAGTATAGCAAAAAAGAATAAACAAGTAAAGAGATTTATTTTTCACATATTTTTGATTCTGTTGCAGTCCCAACAGTCACAAAAATACATAAATTAAAATTCTAAAAAAAGAGTCTCACCGTCCCACACACATTTCCGCAATACACTGCGGGCGATCTTATTCTGTTCTTCTGGCGGCAGGTCGTCCAGATTCCGCACCAGTCGGGCGATCTCTTTCTGCTTCTCGAACAGTTCTTTTTCTGCCTGTGCTGCCGTCAGACTGTTCGCTCGCAGACCGGCCAGCTCCATCTGCTTTTTTTGGATCTGTGAATCCAGAGATTCCATATCTGCGATGATATACTTCGCCGCTGTCGATTCCGGATTGATAGCCAGGGCGGAGGACAAATTGCCGATCTTCTTCTGCAGTGATTCGATTTCCTTTTCTTTTTTGTGGAGCGTATCATGATCGGTAGTTGGTGCTGCCGGGGAATATTTTTTTATAACATCCGGATCTCTTTCGATCTCCCGGAAAACGGACAAGACTTTTTCGTCCAGGACATAGTCCCGGCAGGCTGATACACAGTCAGGAGACTTTCGCCCGACCTCGCCGGTGCGAGTGCAGCGGTACGAGATGTACACCTTGCCCTTGTACCGTGAGCGGACTGGAGACATCATGCGCCCGCATTTGCAGCGAAGGATTCCCTTTAAGAGCACTGGGGGATGCTTAGCTTGCTTGCAAAACATATTTGACTTCACCTGATCTTGCGCAGCGAGCCAGAGATCTGCTGGCAGAATAGGTTCGTGCCGTCCGGGGCACACGATCCATGCCGTGCGGGGATTCGTGGCATTTCCATTTCGCTGATCAGTCACCCCGTACCGCATCACACCATGGGTACCATCCCAGTCGGACTCCGTTCCGATCACGTTCGCCCCGAGCGAAAGATAGTAATCACGCAGATCCTTGTTAGCCGGAGCGCCATAAGGGGACGTGATCACACGTCGAACCTGAGAAGCTGATGGAATTCCGAACGCATCAAAGCAATCATTCGTCTGCGCAAATGATGCGAACGAACAAAAAGACGAACCACGTTCCACAAATAGATTGAAAACGGTGACTAACTGCTCTGCCTTTTCTGGATCCGGAACGAGAAGAGTGTGAGGCTTGCCATTTTCTACGACCCTCCGAGTAGTGTAGCCGCAGGGAAGATTCCCGCCTGTCCACCATCCGGCACGCGCCAAGCCCATCATGTTATCGTAAACACGGTTTGAAAGCGTTTTACGCTCCATTTGCGCAAAAACAGCAGAGAGGGTCGACAACGCTTCGCCGATCGGAGTGGATGTATCAACAGCTTCTTTCACCGATGTGAAATGAACGCCGCAATCATTCAGTTCGGCAGATAGATTACAGTAGTCCCGCACGTCACGGGTCAGCCGATCCAGCTGGTACACGACTAAAAGATCGATGATCCCGGCGTGCACGTCTCGCATCATCTTCTGTAGCGCCGGCCGGTTCACGTTCGCTCCGGTCTTATCCTCGTCAGTATAGTTCAAAAAAATGTGCTCCCCCGGAAAGTGAAGAGCACAGTACTCGCGGCACATCCGATCCTGGTTGTGCACGCTTTCGCTTTTATCGGAAAAAGCACTTTTTCGAGCATAGATTGCGATTCTCATGATGCGCCTACTTCCCAGAATCCACGCCCATGATCTCATAGAACGCTTTTTCATAGGCTGCAGCCTGATCCGGCGTGATCTGATAGGTTACACGCAGAAGAGCCGTCCCGGCGCGGTAGATATACTGATCCTGATGCAGGAGCCCGCCGTCTTCCCATACGCTTTCGATGTATTCCTGCCGTTCTCTGGCGTCGGACTTGTTTTCGAACACTTCCACGGTACAATCCCGATAATCATCGTCGGGGTAGTCGTTGCACATCTGCACTTCATCAACATCGTTTTCGTCGTTCCAGCTCGTCTTGCTGGTGTACTGATCTGGGCGACCCAGCAGTCCGTTACCGTCCGTCTCTTCGGTGTAGGTCAGTTCCTGAGTGATCGGCAGTGAATAATCATCTTTTAATTTCTGGACGATTTGCTCCGAGGTGAGAGGCTTGTCTTCTTTAGCAGCATCCCCGCCGCTGCCGCAAGCGCATAAGCCTAAAATAAGAAATGATAACAGAATAACAGATAAGATTTTCTTCATCTTCTTCTCCCTTCGCCGCCAAAAGTGTCGAAAGAGCGGATAAATTAAAAGACGAGTGCGCTTCCGAATGGCGGGCTTTAGTATTAAAATTTTAACTAAGAGGAGGGATCCGACATGAAAGCGAATCGAGAGGGAAAAAGATTTTACGAAGAGCAGATCAAGGGCATGCTGAAGCGGCTAAGCTTCGAGCAGCTGAAAGTACTGTACCAGTTCATCCGGGGGATGATAGAGTAGGCGACCGCCTGCTCTATTTTTTTATATTGGCCAGCTTTTCGGCAAATTCAGCAAAGAACTCCCACTGCTCGTCGTTTAAATCTGCAAAGATCTCGATGATCTGCCGCCGAAATTCCGGCGTTTCTTCTTTCATCAGTTCGCCCGCGAACCGGGCAATCTTTTCGTTTCTGGTGACCGACGCGAACATCTCGCCTTCACCATCACGCAGCCATTCTTCTGACGCGCCGTACTCGCGGCAGATGGCCAGAAGCGTGCGATCGCTGATGCCGCTTCGATCGTGCTCGATCGCAGACAATGAACCTCTATGGATGCCGATAGGGGCGGCAAATTTCTCCAATGTCAGCCCTAATTCTTTTCTTAAATCTCTCACTCTTTCTCCGATTGTCATGCTTTCCGTTCCTCCCTGTACGCCCATTATAACCCCACGAGTGAAGCGGGTCAATAAAAAGTTGGGTGAGCCAACAAAAAGAACTTGACAATGTTGGCTCACCATACTATCATGTTGGTATACCCAACAAAAAGGAAAAAACAGGGAGGTCACGAGATGAAGTTCGAAATCATAATGGCAATAGTGATCTGGGTGGTAGCAATAATCGGGATCATCGTAATGAAAAAATTACAATCCGGAGGCAAGCTATACCCGGCATGGGCCATATTTGTAGCGACTTGGTTTGGTGAGCGTTGTTGATGATTGCGACCAGCGTGGGAGAAACGATCGCGGCAAGAGCGATGACCGAGGTTACAAGGCCGGGAGTTAAATTCATTTAATATCACATCCTTTCGTCTTGCAGTTTACCACGGGGACGGGAGTAGAGCAAGGAGGAAATCATGAGCATCAACATTAGCGCAGAACAGGCAGAAACATTCAAAAACTATTTAATGAGACGTGCGGAGCTGACCGCAGAAGAAACCGGATACGACCCGGCGTTCATCCTGGACGGCTACATCGAAACGCTGGAAGACGCCGACGGATTAGGATGGGGACGCCGTTCGGATCCTTTGCAGCAGATCGACGACACCTGCAGAGAACAGGATTATTAGGAGGGGACAGAGGGATGAAGGTATTAAAAGGACGCGGAAACACCAGCGCGATCTGGAGGGTAGTCAGTGATGACCACACGATACTACTGGGGATCGTGGGAGAAATAAAAGAAATGGTTAATGTGGGGATATTGCGTTGGTCGAACGACCACGGCGCTGCCAGTAAAAGAAATTTTGAGGGCTGGGTATTCATAGAACCAGCAGGAGGAAAATACTATGCAGACACCCGGGAGGGTGCTTTGCAGCTGGGAGTCCCGGAGCGCTGGAGGTGAAGAGCATGAAAACAAAACCGGAAAAAGTCTACCAACTGGTAGACCCCGACACATGGGAAGTGGTCGGAGAGATCACCAGAAAAGAACTGGTGAAAAAATACGGAGCCGGCACATATGGCACGATCACAAAGGTCGGACGCCTGATGCTGGCGGATAAGGAGGGAATCAAACTATGAACATTTACGAGGCCATAGTCGTGGCTAGAATTGAAAACTGCTGGATCCGGCGCAAAGGATGGTGCGAGGGTCATGCGATCATGCCGACCGACAATCCCAAAATGGCGATGGTCATGATCACGCCGAACATGATGCAGCCCCGATGGGATCTTTGCGAGAGCGACCTGATAGCGACCGACTGGGAAGTAGTGGAGCCGGAGTACAGGATAACGGAGGGGAAATGATTAAAACAGAAAACGGGATCACAGAAATAGAAGGAGGTCTGGTTGAGATCATGGCGGATACTGCACTGGTTATGACGAACCTGTATGTGATAGCAAAAGACAAACTGGGAGAAGCCAGGGCCAGGGAGATGATCGTGGATGTCGGACGTGTAGCGGTGGCGGACGAAATGATCGCCAGGATCGAAAAGAAAAGGACAGCACTGGGAAGTACGGAGTACAGATGGAGGGGAAACGATGAATGAATTTGCAATAGCGATAGTGATTCTGCTAGTGGTGGCCGTCATGGAAGCGGTGCTGAATGTGAAACTGTACAGACGGTTGCAAGAATGGAGAGAAGTCGACCATAGTGAGCGCGTGGAAGTTCTAAGACAGCAAAGCCAGGTGAGGAATGCGCTGCGGGAACTGTACAAGCATGCGCAAAGGGCATGCGAGATCCGCAGCAACATGCTGCAGAAAATCACCGATCTGGAACGATGTGCACAGGCGCATGAAGCATGGATCGCAGAACAGGAGGAAAAACAATGGAAAGATTAACACGGAGCGCAAACGATGGGGCGTACACATACACGGCATGCGAGGCTACCATTGGCGAAATACTAGGCCGGCTGACAGAATACGAAGACACTGGCATGACGCCGGAAGAAGTCGATGACCTGTTATGGGAAAACGAGTGGCACGATGCCAGAGAATGCACGCCAATCGAGTACGGGACATACTGGGTGACCATCAACGAAGATGGGATGCGCAGCGTAGGGACTGCAGAGTTCAGGGCTGACTGGGTGGTCAGTGACCTGGAAACGATCGAAGCCTGGATGCCGATGCAGAAGCAGCCAGAGCTCTACGAAAGGAGGGAGTAGGATGACCAACGATCAGAGAGACATTGAAGTCATGAAGAGAGTAGCAGACGCGCTGCCGTACATGACGGAAGGCAAAAAGGGAGAGCTGATCGGTTATGGAAAAGCCATGGTCGATCTGAACAGGAGGAAAGAAGATGGCAAGGAAGCAGAAAGAAATCAAAGTCGTGGTTGAATTTACCCCCGGATACCGGGAGAGATTCACGAAAGCCTGCGTGGAGGTAGCGACGGCATACGTTGAACGAAAGTGGGCAGAAGAAAAAGCCCAGAAAGAGAAAGAGGGGGCGACAGCATGAGAGCCTTTGCAGCAATCCTTATTATAACCATAACAACAATCGTAACCATAGGCGGGGCATGGATCTGCCGCGGAGAATTCGGGATAGGCCCGGAGTGGGTGCTCCCGATTCTGCTGGCATTCGTGCTCCCGATCAAGGAAAAGGAACAGGACGATGAACATTTCAAAAAAAGATTTCGTGAACAGCCTGAAAGCGGCCGTCATAGCTGACGACTGCTCTGGCGTTGAAAACATCAAATACCAGAAGGAAGATGGAAGAGAGTGGATCGTGATCCGCTACCTGGGCGGCTGCGAGCGCAGGATCCACGCCGACGCTAACAGCAACGGCATGAATATGCTGGAGATCGCCAAAGAGATCTACGGGAACGGAGCATCCGGCCGAGTCATCGAACGATGAACTGGCGAGCAGAAGAAGACTTCCTGGCACAGCGGGAAGAAGAACGCAACGCCAGGATCACCAGAGCAATCACCGGGAGCATGAAACCGCCCGACGATGGAATTATAAAAAACCTACAAGAGAGGAGAGTGAAAGAGATTGGGTACTTTTACTGGGAAATGCAAGTACTGCGGAAACGAGATAAATATCATCGCAGAAGATCAAGAAGACGCAGATAGACAGGCATCAAGAGACTGCAGCTGCGGAGGAATGAGACAAGAGGAAGCGGTGCATCGGCGAAAGATAGCCATGAGAAACGAACTGGTCAAACTGATCGGAAACGGGTGCGAAGCGGAAGGGTTCCGCCCCGTGAAAGAAAAAACGGCTGTAACCATAGCCGTTCTGGGCGAGATGGTAGTAGACGGAGATATCCAGAAAGCGACCATCGCAGTAGACGGCACTACGATCACCATAGCCGGTGGTGAAAAAATAAAAGTAAAGAGGACTATGAAATATGAGCAAGGGAGCCAAGTATGATGATCTGGATGGATATTATCAAAACTGTGCGTACCCCAAGCCGAGGACGACCAAAAAGAAGCTGCTATCTAACGGTTACAAGGATAAACCGCAAAGGCGATGCTGGTATACTGATCGTCCCGGTGCCGAGCGCCATGAGATTTTTGGCGGGCCGAACCGCCAAAAAAGCATAGAACTGGGGTTCCAGGTGGACGTCTGCCCGGAGATCCACGCGAGACTGCACGCAAACTGCGATGAATGGGCAAGGATAGAGAACCGGAAATGGAAAATGTACTATCAGACAAAATACGAAGAGGAGCAGATCGCTGCCGGGGCGACCGAAGAAGAAGCACGCACCGCCTGGATGGCGCTGATCGGACGGAATTATTTATAACAGAGGGAAAGAATGGAGGAGCCGATGGACGAAAAAATCAGAAAAGAACGATTTGAAAAATACGGTTCCTTTTTATTTTGCCCAGCGCGCTCCGTGCTATGCTTCGGGCGCATGACCGATGCCGAATGCAAACATGACACCTGCCTGCTGGATGATCCGGAGTATCAGGCTTTGCAGAAACGTATCGCCGAAAACCAGAAAAAGAACCAGCAACGGGAGCGCGAAGAACCGCCGAAGATCCGGCGGCAGACAAAGACCAGGATAGAGATCCTGGAGGAGCAAATAAAACGAAAAGATGAAGAAGCGCGTGCAGCCTACCGGGCGAACTACCCGAAAGAGGGCGACCGGATCATCAACGAGGTGATCCGCCTGCGGGGGCTGCTGCGACAGGAGAAAGAACATGGTAGACGAAAAAAAGATGATAAGAAGGCTGCAAAAGATGATCGACGAAACTGAAGGCCCAATCTCAAAACGAAGCGCAGCATTTCGCGAAGTTATTAAAATGATGCAAGAGGAGGGCGTAAACGAAGACATCCGCCAGCGAATCCAGAGAGCCATCGGACCGCAGGACGATACGAGAACTAAAAGAATCTACATATCCGGGAAAATGACCGGACTGGAAATGCAGGAGATCGCGAAGAATTTTAAGGAAGCAAAACGGCAGCTGTGCCGTCCGGACGTGATCCCGATCTCGCCGACCGGGATCGACTACGGCGACAAACTTGCCTGGGCAGAGTACATGCGCCTGGATGAGGTGCTGATCCAGATCTGCGACGCCATCTACATGTTGTCAAACTGGCAGGACAGCCCGGGAGCATGCCACGAACTGGAATACGCCCAGAGTCTGGGAAAGCCGGTGATATACCAGGAGGATTTAGAAAATGTCGAGTAAGTACTGCTGCACCCGCACCGACTGCGTCTACCATCCGCACAAAGGACCGGACAAAGGCACGTGCGACTACATGGTGATGACGCGAAAGCGCCGGGGCTGTCCGATCGTAGGATGCACCCGGTACCGTTCTGGAAAACGGCAGCGAACCGGCACGGGTATTCAGCCGAGACTGGATCCGGTAGAAAAGCAGGCTACGGAAGCAGCGAAGAAAAAAGCGCGGGCGACTTTCGGGAAAAACTTAAAAACTGCGATTGGCAAAAAATATAAAAGCCAGCGGCAGTTTGCTATAGCGGTGGGGATAGACTCAACGAATATAAACTATTATTGTAGGGGGAAAGCAATACCGAAGAAAAAGCGGATGGCGAAGCTGTGCGAGCTGCTGGAAGTGACCGAGGAAGAGTTGAGAGGAGACGGTGGTTAGACATGATTCAGAAATACGTGACGAACGCCGGAGAGGACTTAGTGGTGAAAGGCGGTGCGGAATGAAGGCACACTTATTATTTGAGCAATCGGGGACATTTAAGAATGCATTCATAAAAAATGGCGTTCCGGCACTGGATTACGATATTTCGAACACCTGGGGACAAACCGATGTCGCGTGTGACCTGTTCAAGGAGATTGAGAGGGGGTATCAAAATAAACCGTGCGTGTTTGATGATATCAAAAAAGAGGACGTAACCATGGCGTTTTTTCCATGCACCCGATTCGAAGTGAAAGTTCCGCTACTCTTCCGTGGCGAAGGATATCAGCAAAAGAAATGGTCAGATGTGCAGAAGCTGGAATATGGAATGGAACTACACAAAGAGTTACACGAGCTTTACGAGAAAATATCCCAGCTTGCTGTTATTTTTCTAAACAGAGGTCTCAAACTCATTATAGAAAATCCATATGCAGCACATCACTATCTGACAACATATTGGAGTTTGAAGCCGTGCGTAATAGATCGCGACAGGAGAGAGGATGGGGACTATTTCAAAAAACCGACGCAGTACTGGTTTGTGAATATGGAGCCGAAAACGAATCTGATTTTCGAGCCGATTGAATGGGTGGAAACTCGGACGATCGAAAGGGTACGTGGAACAGGTAAAACCACACAACAAGAAGAAAGAAGTCTGATGCATCCGCAGTATGCGGACAGATTTATAAGACGATATATCTTAGGGTAAATAAGAAGGCGGTGCAGAATGAGCAAATCTAAAGGCGAATGGATCCCGGTAACGGAGAGGTTGCCGGAGGATCTCACAGAAGTAAATATTACATGGTTAAACAGGGAACCAGAGCCTTATTATGCCAACATAAAAGATAAACCGTTCGTAGGAGCAGGTGTTTTATACAAAGGAATATGGCACTGGAGTTCAGCAACGTGTGCGGACATACTTCGAGAATATGGAGAAAATTTTCTTGATGAAATCGAAGAAGGAGTGGACGTCACAGCATGGATGTCGTTGCCGGAGCCGTACAAAGGAGATACAAAATGAAGCGAGCCGTCCTGCTCATAGCAGCTGCAGTGGCAGCACTGACGATCCTGTGGATCGGAATAGGAATCGGGGCTGCATCTGCAGTCCCGGCAGAATGTAGTAGCGCAGCCGGAAGGGTAGAGTGCTGGGAAGGCGGTGGCGTGGTGATCTACACCGACCAGGCACACATCACCAACTGGGGAGACTATATCATAGTAAGGAGGGAATAAGATGAGAGTAGACTGGATACCGGTGACGGAGGGACTGCCGGACGGAGGTGACGATGTATTGGTAACAGTGCAGAGACCAGACGAAGGAGATGATCTGTTCGTACTGGTGGGCTGGTGGAATCCAATATTCAAAGACTGGGCGGTGTACGACGAGGGCTGGGAGAAACTGCTGTACAACATCATCGCCTGGGCGCCGCTGCCAGAACCATATAAGAGAGGAGAGGAAAAATGATACAAGCAAGAAGAAACCGCATAGGGATAGGTGTGGAGTGCCAGATAGAAGGGAACACAGTGGAAATAGTCGGAGAACTGGCAGCGATGATCAAGGCTGTTCGGAAAGGACTGGAAAAATACTACGATGAAACTGCAGTGAATGAAGTCATCGTAAACATAGGGCGTGCGGCCTATTCCGATAGGCCGCAGCAGGTCGAAGAACTCTGCATACCATTACTCGGAAAAAATAAAATAGGGGGGGAGCAAAAGCATGGGTGAATACAAAGAAGCCAAGACCACGATCGCAAACATGTGCCCGGTATGCGTAAGATGTGGCCATGTGTTTGAATCACTGAAAATGATACGCAAACCAGAGGAAACGAAAATTGTTGACAACGAAACGATACTGCACAAATTCCCGCCGATTAGATGGGAACCAGCAGCGTGCCCGAATTGTGGAGCGCACATCGAAGGGCTGCGATATCGAGGGCGCGAAGCAGAAATAGATTGGCAGGGATTGGAACACAGAGAACTCTCTGCGGGATTCAAGGAGTGGAAATATGAGAAATAACGAATTTACATTTAACATCATCGAACACTATGGCGTGTTCGATCAGACCGAATCCGGATGGACGAAAGAGGTCAATCTGGTGTCCTGGAATGGCCAGGACCCGAAGATAGACATCAGGACCTGGGATCCTGACCACGTCAGATCCGCCAAGATCGGAACGCTGGACAGAGATGCAGCCAAAGAGCTCGGCCGGATCCTGTCGATGTTGTAGGAGGTACAAAATGAAAAGAGTCGTGATAGATATAGATGATGCATATGCAACAGTTTTAACTGTGACAGCAGTCGGATGGAGCCGACACGGGGTAAATGTGTCAACAGCTGCAATGGAACTGGAAAAGTCGGACTATGCAGTCATAGACAATGTCGGGAAGTTTAAACCACACAAAGGAGAAACAAATGAAGCTGAAACTGGAGATTGAAAAAAGACGTCCTGAGTCTATAGAAGAGCTGGGCGTATATATGCAGGGACTAGAAGAAGGGGCTAAAGCAGCGGCTAAAGTTCTGTTTGAATTACTGGGGAACAAGAACAAGCCTCATGCGAAACGGAGAAGAATATGAAAGGAAAACGATGGAATAAAGCCAAAGGCCAGTATACGTACTGGATTTGGAAAACGCGAAAGAAGCACCCAGTCATAGCGGCGGTGGTGAATCTGATCGCGCGACCGTTATATTCACCGGTTCGGGCACTGCAATATGAAACCCGGGACATAATAGTGAGTGGTTTTCATGAAGGAATGCAACGCGCGCAAGAAGATGAACGAGTGCAAGAGTTCAAGAAATGGGTAAAGGAACACATAGAAAACGAAATCGACAAATAAAATCCTACATTATATATAAAGGAAACACCGGCGGCCGGGTGGCCGCCTTAGAACTTGATTAGAGTATTAACAATGGAGCATCATCATGTTTTACCGCGACACGATCATAGCAGGAAGAACGAAACTGGTCAGCCTTCGGGCTGTGACCAGAACATACGAAAAAGGGCAGAAGAGAAAGCCAAAGTCAAATCCGACCCCGGAAGCTGTGGCTAAACTGAACTTTAGAAATTCCGTCAAGGCACTGACGGCGAAACTGAATCATAACTTTCAGCCAGGAGACTATCTGCTGACCTTGACCTATCAGGATGCTCCGACCGAAACCGAAGCCAGAAAGGATCTGGAAAGATTCCTGCGCAATCTGCACCTGCACTGTAAAAAAAGAGAGATCAAATTCAAATGGATCGCTGTTACCGAGTACAAGCACCACCGGATTCACCATCATGTAGTGATGAGCAGACTGGACGTGGAATTGATCGCCGAGAAATGGAAGTATGGATACGTGGACGTGAAACCACTGGATGATACCGGAAACTACTACAAACTGGCAGAGTACCTGTTGAAAGAAACAGAAAAGACGTTCCGTGAAGCTGGAAGTCCAAGCAAGCGAAGATGGAGCGCTAGCCGCAGCATCGTCACGCCGGAGACGCGCCGGGAAAAGATCAGTAGCCGGAAAGTAACTGACGAGATCCAGGTGCCGAAAGGCTACTACCTGGATGAAGATACTGTCCGCATCTACGATCACGCCATTCTGGACGTGGAGTGCAAGGAGTACATACTGGTCAGCCTGGACGGACCGGCAAAGGGACGGCGAGGCAAGCGAGTCAGACCAGAAAAGATCTACCGCACCGATCAGCAGCTGGAAATGGATATGGAACACTGGAGGGGATGGAGTGAATAAAAAAAGACTGGAAGAGTACCGCAGCATGACAGTAGCGCTGGAGAGTATCCGCAAAGACCTAAAGAAATACGCGGGCAGAGTCGAGCGATCGGAGGGACACGTGATGACCGACGTGGCCAAGGGATCCTCACCAGAGTTTCCATACCTACCGTCACGCATGAAGATCGAAAGCATCGACAACACGACGGGAGACAAATGGGCGAGACTGCTGCGGGAGCGTGAAGCGGAATACGAGAAGGCGATCGAGGAAGTAGAAGAGTGGGTGGATCACATCGATGACCCACTGCTTTATCATATCTTTCGGCAGAAACTCCGCCACGGCAAGACCAACGCAGAGATCGGAGAAGAACTGAACTATTCACGCCAGCGCATCGATCAGCTGATCAACGGATACCTCCGAGAAGATTAGCACAATTAGCATGCGCAAGATGTTAAAATGGTATTGAGCAAATAAGGATTGCGCAAGATCATACACGAGCAAGGATCACACCTCTACAGGGTAGGCGTGATCCTTGTCTTTTATTTTTTGAAAATGGCAAAAGAATTCGCGAAACAATTTTACAACTCAACAGCCTGGAAGAAGACCAGAGCTGCATACATCGCAGAGCGCACAGCGACAGACGGCGGACTGTGCGAGACATGCCGCAGAAACCTGGGCGTGATCGTGCATCATATCAAACCGTTGACACCTGCGAACATATCGGATGCGAACATTAGTTTGAACCAAGAGAACTTAAAGCTAGAGTGCAAGCCTTGCCACGACGCAGAAGAAGAACACTTCAACGAAGCAAGGGGCGAACGAAAGCTTTTTGTTTTTTTTGACCGGAACGGGATGCCAGTCCCTAAACCAGACGCCCCCCCTTCCGGAAAAGGGCACCCATCCAAAAAGAGACCGATGAGTGCACCTCATTTTTCACGCGTGACGCGCATATGAAAGGGGTCCTTTATGGAAAATAAAATAAATAAAACAAAAGAAGAGAGGATCGCCACGGAGCTGCGCAAATTCAAAGGTTTTTGCAGAAATCTAAGCAGAGACCGCAAAAATATTGCAGTAAAACTATGTCAAAAAGCCGCATTCATGGAGGTGACGTTGGAAGACCTGCAGGATCAGATCAACAAAGAAGGAGCGATCGTTGAAGCGGTAAATGGAAACGGGTTTGAAGTTAGATCTGAAAACCCCGCGCAGAAGACGTACAACACAATGATCAAAAACTACAACGCGACCATCAAAGTGCTAGTGGATTTGATGCCGGAGGGAGCATCGGCGAACGATGAGCTGATCGGATTCGTCAAAAAGAAACGATGAGCGAGTTCGCAGAATATTTCACAGGAATATACGATGGAAAAATCCTGGCGTGCGAAAAAATGAAGCGGATTTCGGAAATGCTGTTGGAAAATGCAGCGAATCCGGATGAGTTTCATTTTGACCTAGAACTGGCGAACAGGCACATCGAATTCATTGAAAAGTTCTGCAAAGTCCCGGCTGGAAAAGTCGGACAGCCGTTAAAACTGGAATTGTTCCAGAAAGCGCGCTGGCAAGCAGTATTCGGATTCGTGGACGATGACGACCTGAGACAGTACCAGGAGGTTTTTATCGTAGAGGGCAGAAAAAACGGAAAGACCACCGAAGCCGCAGCCATCGAATTAGATCTGTGCATGAACGACGGCGAAGGCGCGCCGGAAATCTACAATCTCGCCACAAAGTACGAGCAAGCGATGAAGGGATGGACGGCGGTGAACAATATGCGGCGCCAGAGTTCAGCAATCGCCGCGCACCTTCACAAGCGGGCGTCAGATCTGTACTGCGATTACAACATGGGTACCATCAAAGCGATGGCGTCAAATGTCAAAGATCTGGATTCGCTGGACGCGCATGCGGCTGTAGTCGATGAGCTGGGAGCCATGGTGAAGCGGAAGATCTACGACGACATGAAGCAGTCGATGGGAGCGCGAAGCCAGCCGCTGCTGATCGCGATCACAACCATGGGATTCGTCAGAAACGGAATTTTTGACAGCCAGTATGAATACGCAGACAAACTGCTCCACGGAAAACTGACCACACCGAACAAACGATTTCTCCCGTTTATTTACGAACTGGATGAGATGTCGCAGTGGAAAGAGCCGAAATATTGGATCCTCGCAAACCCCGGACTGGGAACGATCAAAAGTGAAAGCTACCTGCAGGACATCGTAGACAAGGCGAAAGATGATCCGTCGTTCCTGCCGACCGTGCTGACGAAAGATTTCAACGTCAGACAAAACGCAGCATCCGCATTCCTAAAGTATGAGAGCATCATAAACGACAAAAAGATACCGGATGCAAATTTCCGATACGGGATCGCCAGCCTGGACGCAGCCGACTCCGTAGATTTAAACTCCGCTCGTGTAATGTTCATGCGGCGCGATGACGAAAACATATACACAAAATCTATGTACTGGATACCGGAGTCGGTCATTGAAGCGGTTTATAAGAACGGCAACGAAAAAGAACGAGATGATGCGCCATACCGGCTGTGGATCCAGCAGGACTACATGAGAACCTACGAAGGGAACCGGGTAAACAAACGGGTGATGCTGGACTGGCTCTTGGAGTTCCAGGAAAAAGAAGACATATACATCTACAAAGTGGCGTATGATCCATGGCACATGGATGATTCGCTGCTGTTGCTGTTTGAACAGGCATTCGGGCGGGATGCGATGGTGCCGGTAAGACAGGGACCATACACACTGTCGCAGCCGATGAAGAATTTCAAGGCGGATCTGGAAGCTGGGAAGATCGTTCACGAAAACAATCCGGTGGACGTGTGGAACCTGATAAATCTACACGCGAAGGAAGACATAAACGGGAACGTGCAACCGGTGAAGTCGACCGACCGCCGCCAGAGAATCGACGGAGCCGTGACGCTGATCAACGGGTACACCGTCCTGGAAAACAACATGGAGGAATATTTAACGCTGATTTAGGAGGAAAACATGGGCGAGTATGAAGATTTTGTTAAAAAATTCAAACGCGAAAAGACAACGGACGATTGCATGACGCCACCGGCGGTATATGAAGCGGTGCTGAACTGGGTGAGAAAAGAATGGGAAATCGACGACGCTGTAATAATTGTCAGACCGTTCTGGCCTGGGGGGGATTATGAAAAATGCGAATATCCTGAAAACTGCATCGTCATAGACAATCCGCCTTTTTCAATAATCAGCAAAATTAAGCGGTTTTACAATGATCGAAAAATCAAATTTTTCCTGTTTGCCCCTGCGCTAACACTGTGCAGTTCGTATGACGATAAAACAAATTACATCGTGACAAATGCACGGACGACATACGAGAACGGGGCGGTGGTCTCGACAAGCTTTATAACAAATTTACCAGGGCCCAAACTTCGGGTTTGCGGGCCGCTGGGCGAAATAGTGCGCGCGGCAGATCAGAACGCAAAGACAACAAAAGAACTTCCAAAATACGAATACCCCAAAAATGTAACGAGTGCCGCCAGGCTGGGAAAACTGGCGCGGGGATCCATCGATTTCGCATTCGAAACATGCGAAATACACAAGGTGACAAAACTAGATGCACAAAAGGGAAAGGCGATTTTCGGGGGCGGGTTTTTAATTTCAGATCAGGCGGCCGAACGCCTGCGGGAAGCCGAACGCCTGCGGGAAGCCGAACGCCTGCGGGAAGCCGAACGCCTGCGGGAAGCCGGACGTATAGAACGATTTGAGCTGTCGGAAACCGAAAAAGAAATTATTGACAGGTTAACAAAACAAAGTGAGGAACGATGAGATTTTTCAAAAAACGAAAACAAAACAAATCAAAATTCCAGATGGTCACCGTCGGGCAAAACGGATTCTATTCCTACGACGGCGTGCTGTACCGGAGCGAACTGGTGCGGGCGACCATCCGGCCGGAAGTGACTGCCATCGGAAAACTGCTAGCGAAACACATCAGAGAGTCAGAGAAAAACGGCGAGAAACAGATCGAGGTAAACCCGGAAGTATATATGCGATTCCTGCTGGAAGAACCGAACCAGTACATGACTGGGCAGGACATGCAGGAAAAGATGGCGACACAGCTGGCACTGAACGGGAACGCTTTTGCCATGATCACGCGAGACGAAAACGGGATACCCGCAGGGATCTATCCGGTGCCGTGCTACGGGGCGGAAACGGTGACGAAAAACGGAATGCTGTGGCTGGATTTCACGCTGAAATACGGCGACCGCATGACCGTGAAATACGAGGACGTGATCCATATCCGCAGAGACTACGGGGAAAATTATATTTTCGGCACATCCCCAGCACCTGCGCTCGTGGGTCTGATGGAGTTAGTGACTGTCATGGACCAGGGGCTGATAAAAGCCATCAAAAACAGCGGCGTGATCCGCTGGCTGTTAAAGTTCAACACGTCGCTGCGGCCAGAAGACACCAGGGTCCGAGTGAAAGAATTCGTGGAAAACTATCTGGACTACGAATCCGACACCTTCGGCGCTGCTGGCGTTGACGCCAAGACAGACGCCACCAGGGTAGAACCGAAAGACTATGTGCCGAACGCATCAGTTCAGGATCGCATCTACGAGCGGATCCTGAATTTTTTTAATACCAACAAAAAAATCGTGCAATCGATCGCTAACGAAGAAGAATGGGACGCCTACTTCGAGCAGGTGATCGAGCCGGTAGCGATGAAACTGGGAAACGAGTTTACCAGGAAACTGTTCAACCGCCGTCAGCGCGGTTACGGTAACAAAATATTTTTTGAGTCTGCAAACCTGCAGCACGCGTCTATCACCACCAAGCTGAATATGCGGGAGATGGTGGACCGCGGAGCACTCACGCCGAACGAATGGCGAGAAGCATTCAATCTCGCGCCAGTTCCAGGCGGAGACAAGCCGCTGCGCAGAAAAGATACTGGACTGGCGACCGAGGGGGAAGGAGGTGAGGAATAATGAAACGGATCGGAATCAAGGGAACGATCATACCGAACGACTATAAAGAGTTTTACGACTGGTTCGGGATAGAAAACACATGCCCGAACGATATCAAAACAGGGATCACTGAAGCGGACGGAGATGACATCGTTTTCGAGGTCAACTCTGGAGGCGGATCTATATTTGCAGGATCGGAGATCTACCACGCGATCCTGACGATGACCGGAAGCAAAAAAATCGAAATCGTGGGATTCGCCGGATCTGCGGCGTCGGTGATCGCTTGCGCTGCCGAGTCCTGTATTGCGCCGACGGGCATGCTGATGATTCACAACGTCAGCGGCAGAGCAAGCGGAGATCACCAGGCGTTTGAGCATGAAGCGGCAGTCTTGCGAGAATGCGATCAAGCGATCGCCGCCGCATACGTCGCAAAAACCGGAATGGAACGCGATACGCTTTTGCAGATGATGGAGGAAGAAACCTGGATCAATGCAGAGCGAGCGGTAGAACTGGGATTCGTGGACGAGATCGCCCAGGCTCCGGGACTGTATAACGGATTTTGCGAAATCCTAACAACAGAACAAATCAATAGAGCAAGAAACGCTCTCGGCGGGAAAGCCGTTGAAGCGGAAAGATTAAAAATTTTAAGACTGGAGGGAAAACATGAATAGAGAAGAATACATGAACAAACGTAACGCACTGATCGCAGAAGCACAGGAGCTTCTGGATGCCGGAAAGGTGGCGGAAGCCGCAGAAAAAAGAGCGCAGGTGGAAAGACTCGACGAAGAGTTTGAAGTTGCAGCAACTGAAACTGCCAATCTGAACGCACTGGCAAACATCCAGCCGCCGGCACCGTTCTCCACACGCGAAAACATGGCAGGCGATCCGGAAAACAAGGAGGCGGTCTACAGGGTAGCTTTTTTCAAGCGCCTGCAGGGTAAAGAGCTTTCTCCGGAAGAACTGACAGCATATTCGTCCGGGGCATCTTCTGCCGGAGCAGTGATCCCGACGCAGACCGCGGAAGAGATCATCACCAAGCTGAAAGAAAGAGCACCGCTGCTGCAGGAGATCACGCTGCTGCAGGTTCAGGGAAATGTAACATTTGCAGTTGAAGGAACAAACAACGCTGCGGCCATCCATGCGGAGAATGCCAGCATCACACCGGCGGCAGATACGCTGGTAAAGGTAAGCCTGTCCGGCTGGGAAGTAACCAAACTGATCCAGGTTTCCGACACAGTAAAAACGATGTCCATCAACGCGTTCGAGGGATGGCTGGTTGATATGCTGGTTGAATCTATCGCAGACAAGATTTCCGACATGATCATCAACGGAACTGGATCCAGCCAGGCAAAAGGTATCGAAAAGGCAAACACTTGGGGAGATACAAACAGCGTGAGCGTAGCCAAAGCAGGAAGCCTGACAGCTGCAAACGTGCAGACACTGATCGGACTGCTGGGCGGCGGATACGACGCAAATGCAAAATTTATCATGTCGAAAAAGACCCTGTACACGGACTTTATGCCGTTACAGGATAACTCCAAAAACGACATCGTGACACGCGAAGGAAGAAACTACTACGTATACGGCTACCCGGTGCTGATCGATTCCAGAGTAACAGAGCACGAGGCGTACCTGGGAGATCTGAAGAAGTACGTTGCAAATCTGGCTGAGTTCGTAAATGTAAAAGCAGACTTCGACATCGATACCAACTCGAACAAGTATTTGGGCGTTGCGATATTTGACGGCACTCCGGCACTGGGAGAGGCATTCGTGAAACTGGTCAAAGCAACTAGCTAGAGTATGAACAGAGGGCGGCAGAGGCTGCCCTCTTAAATTTGTTTTTTGGAGGGGCACATGGACGAGTACGTACAGGAGATGATGAAGCGGATCCGAATCAAAAACGATACGTTGAAAGCAGAGGTGCAGAGCTACATCAAAGCGGCACTGCTGGATCTGAAACGATCCGGCGCTAACGTGACGGATGCAGACCTGGCAAATCCGCTGGTTTTCAACGCAGCAGAGTTTTACTGCAAATGGATGATGAATTTTGAAGGTGACGGCGAAAAATATGAGGCTGCATACAACAGAGCAAGCGCGGCACTGGCATTGAGCCAAAAGGAGAGTTATGAAAATTAGCACAAAAAAACAGGCGGCACTGAACGATGAGTGCACGCTGATCCGCCGCCAGTTCGATCCGGACGCAGCGGACAACGATGTGCCTGAGAATGAAATCAGAGCAGAGGTGTTCTGCGGCATATTTTCGATCAACGAAAACGAATACTACGAAGCGGCCAGAGAAGGACTGCGGATGGTATGCGGGATCGTCGTCAGGACCGACGAAGAAAACGGAGCTGACGAGGTAGAACTGTACGGAAAAGTCTACGCGGCAGAACGAAAGTACAGAAGAGTAGATGGATACACAGAGATCTATCTGAGGGAGAAGCCATGAGCACAATAAAGCCGAGCCAGCTGGCGAATGAGATCATGCGATGCCTGAATGAATACACCGAAGAAGTGACGGAAGCCCTGGAAGATACCAAGAAGGAACTGGCAAAAGAAGGCGTCAGAACGCTGAAACAAACGTCGCCAAGGCGGCCGCGTGGTGGGAAATATGCCAAAGGTTGGAAAGTAACAAAACAAGGAACAAAATACATAGTACACAATCGACACTACCAGCTGCCGCACCTTCTGGAAAAAGGACACGCCAAAAGAGGCGGAGGAACTGTCGGTGCCATCGTGCATATCAAACCAGTGGAAGAACGGATCGCCAGAGAAGCGCCGGAAAGATTTCGGAGGATATTAAAATGATCGACACGATTATAAAGCAGATCAAGGGCGTAGTTCCTATCAGGTACCGGGTATACAGGAGCAAACCGCCGATACCGTTTGCCGTGTATTACGAAGACATGACGGAGAATTTCGCAGCGGACAACATCGTGTACCTGGAAAGAACGGACTACATCCTGGAACTGTACACAGAAAAGAAAGAACACGAGATCGAAAGCAAGATCGAACAGATTTTCGCGGAAAACGATACCCCGTGGGAGAAAGAAGAGAGTTATATCGAACAAGAAAGGCTGATTATGACAGCCTACTATTTCACACTATAAGGAGGTAAAAATGGCAAAAGTAAAATTTGGACTGAAAAACGTACACATTGCGGTGATGTCTGACAGCACATCGGCACCGTACGCAACACCGATCAAATTCCCGGGCGCAAAATCTTTGTCCCTGGAAGCGCAGGGTGATATCAACAAGTTTTATGCTGACGACATCGTCTACTATCAGACTGCTGCTAACAACGGATACGAAGGAGATCTGGAAATGGCACTGTTTACGGACGAAATCAGAACAGCGGTTCTGCAGGAAATCGAAGATGCAAAGAAAGTCCTGTTTGAAGATGCGTCCAAAACATCCAAAGCGTTCGCGCTGCTGTTTGAAATCACAACAGACACCAAGGCAACGCGATTCTGCTTCTATAACTGCACAATGACGCGCCCGTCCATTGGATCCGACACCAAGGAGGAGTCCGTAGAGCCTGGAACGGATACCGTAACGATTTCCTGCGCACCGAACGCAGATGGAATCATCCGATGCAAAACAACAGAAGACACAGACCCTACCGTATACAGCAAGTGGTATGAGTCCGTATACCAAAAAAGTGAGGCTGCATAATGTGCAAGATATTCGGAACTGATCACAAGTTAAAAATGACGGCAGCCACGCCGCGGATCTACCGTGCGAAATTCGGAAAAGACATCATCGTGCAGATGGATGCCATGTATGAACGGCTGAGCAACGAGGGGAAAAAGAAAGACGAAGAAAAGAAGGACGATTCGGTTTCATTCACACCGGAAGAACTGGAAATGATGGAGAATCTGATTTTCGTCTGCAACCGCCAGGCAGAGCCGGAACAGCCGGAAGACATTTTCGAATGGCTGGCTAGCTTCGAAATCGGAGCGATCACAGGCACATATGGCACAATCATGAAAATGTGGGAGGATAATCTGCATCAGACATCGACATCAAAAAAAAAG